TTGGCGCTGCATCATTGACAGCACAGGTGGTAAAAGATAACGTAGGCACTAATCATAGCATAGGAAAGATAATTTCTGGTGGCGATACTATAGCTATAGTAAGTAAGGATGCCTTTACTTTAGATAGCGGAATAAATCCAATTACTGGTTTTACAGTAATTAAGAAAGGTTTAAACTTAGTTAACACTAATGGAACTACTGGGGTTACGTCAACTGATCATTATTACTGGGGTACTGCATCAAATGCGGCAAGATTAGGTGGCTATTTGGCCACTGAATATGTTAGATCAGGAGAAGTTAGATTTGATACTGAAGTAAATTATTCGGATCCTGGTTTTACAGTAGGAGGCAATTTCCCGTCCTATAGTAAAGATTTAGTTATTAAAATCGAAAATGGTGACGAACCAGTAATAGAATCAAGATTAAATAGTCCTCTTACATTGAGAGTAAGAGTTTCATCTACCGACGAGCGTAATTTTTATCTAACATCTTTAGGTTTTGTTCCTGGGGCAAATAATTTTTATAACCTAGGTGCTACTACAGAGCGTTGGGCAAATGTTTACGCTACTACTTTTAACGGTTCTTTAGCAGGTAATGTAACCGGTGATACTACTGGAACACATACTGGGCCAGTAATTGGTAATGTTACCGGCAATGTTTTAGGTAATTTAAATGGAACAGTTACCGGAAACGTAATTGGATCAGTTACTGGCACTGCTAGTAATGCATTAACATTGAATAGTTTAAATGGTGAGTTCGGTGCCACAGGCAATTCTGTAGCATTAAGAGATGCATCTGCAAATATCACCGCAACAAGATTTATTGGTACAGCAGATAAAGCAGATAGATTAAAGATTGATGACGGTGCAACAGACACTGATCTAAATTATAGATCGGCTAAAACTACTGCTACAGCAAGAACGATTGCGGCCAGAGACACATCTGGCAATTTGTTTGCTGTATTATTTGATGGAACAGCTACCGCCGCAAAATATGCTGATTTGGCAGAAAAATATCTAGCCGATAAACACTATGAAATCGGAACAGTTATGTCAGTGGGCGGAGAGAAAGAAGTTAGAGCGTCAGTATTTGGTGATAAGGCTATCGGTGTAGTCAGCGAAAATCCTGCATTTATGATGAATAAAGACTTAGAAGGCGGAACATATGTAGCATTAAAAGGTAGGGTACCGGTGAATGTTGTTGGATCAGTGAGAAAAGGCGACAGATTAGTAGCAACAGACAATGGATGTGCAATAGCAGCCAGTTTTCATCAATATCCAGATGTGTTTGCCATAGCGTTAGAATCTAGTTCTGATGTTGATGTGAAAAAAATTGAAGCTGTAATACTATAAGGAATTAAATTATGCCTATCGGTGATCTTATTTCAGTAACTGATTATAACAATATTAGAACAAAAATTGCAGCAGTTATGGGCGCAGGTTCGAGTTCCAGTGGTTATGGCCAGACATTAAATGCACCAACAGCATTATCTTCCGGTGCCACAGTTACGAAACAACAATGGGATAATCTAAGATTTGATATTTACAACGCTATAGTTCATCAAACTGGATCGGCGCCTAGTATTACTACTGTAAATGAAGGTGATGTTATTAGATACGGAACTTCTCATCCTAATTTTCAATATAACACATTAGCTGATCAAGCAGTTACTAATAAATTTGATTTAGGAACTGGACAATTTATAACACAGGCTATAGGTAGCGCAAGTAGAAGCACAAATTGGAATACATTAGTTACTTCTACAGTAACTATTAACTTTGCCGATAATGACACATTAAGGTATTTTTTTAATAGCGGTGGAAAAATAAGATTCGCTAGTACAAGAACAGGCGGATCAGGTACTACACAAGATCAAAGATGGTCTAGTTTATTAACTGGAGCAGGCCAGCCTTTTTTTGCCGGTAATTCTACTCAATATCCTGCGTCGGGAGGCAATGCAACTTATAACAATATAGGTTATTGGCAGTTGACAACATCTGATCAACAGGTTTGGAGTTTCACAGCCAGCAGTCCTTATACAATGAACACTTGGTCATTAAGGGCGAGATTGTCAAGCGGAACTACTACAACAGCAACTCAGGTAATTTTAACAGTGAGATGGTCAGATGCTTATGTTGATCCAGCAGTGGCACCACATACACCTTCTACAATTTTACCTATCGATGAAGTAACAGGTACTCTAACACTAAGTGTCGATCAGATAAAAGCGCAAGGGTCTTTGGCACCTGGATTCGTAGCCAACAGTTTTGCTATAACAGGACCAATTTTAGTAGGTGGAAGTGCATCTACAGTAGGCGGTATTTCAGGTAGTTAATTTTTCTCTCCTATAAATCCATATATAAATAATGTGCGTATTTTATAGGAGTTTCAATGGACGAACGTCTAGCCAAAGCATTAGACTTTTCAAAGTTTAAACAAACACTTTTATTAGAAAAAAAGAATCTAAGAGAAAAAATAGATTCAAAATTAACCTATGGCCATAACGGAGGTATTTTTAAGATTGATAGGTCTTTGATTAACTTCGTACAGATGCTTATAGATCAGGGCAGAATCGATAATATTCCTATTTTAGATTCAAATGACATTCCGATTCTCATTGATGATGTTACAGTTTTTAGAGATGAAATACTTGATCGATATATGACTGCTGTGTACGAATATTTTAAACAGTATGAAAAGATTAAAAAATCAAGATCTGTAGATAAGTTGATTGACTTATGAACAAAGGCATAGTAATATTTGCCCACAATAGTAGAAAAGTAGATTATAGTCTTATGTCTATAATCGCCGGTGGTCTAGCGAAAAAACATTTAGACTTGCCTGTTAGTTTAATAACAGATAAGTCTACTATAGAATGGATGCAACAAAATAAAAAAACTATAAATTTTGATAATGTTTTTGAAAACATCATATGCGTTGAAAAACCAGAGTCAGACAATTATAGAAACCTAAATGATGGTAACTTGTTAGACAATGTTCCTTTTACTAATGGGAATCGATACTCTGTTTTTGAATTGACCCCGTATGATAGAACTTTATTGATAGATAGCGATTTTTTAATATTTTCAGATAGGCTCAAACCTTATATTGAATCAGAGGCAGATCTTATGATAGGTAGTGCGATGGAAGATTTAGGCGGAAATAGAATTGGTACATTAGATAGATATGTATCTGATACTGGTCCTAACTTGTACTGGGCTACAAATGTTATTTTTACTAAAAATGCCAATACAAAAATATTTTTTGAATTAGTTGATTACATTAGAGAACATTATTCATATTTTTGTGATCTTTATAGATTTTTTCCCAAACCATATCGCAACGATATTTCATTCAGTATCGCTCAACATATTTTAGATGGACATTCAACAGATTTGAGATTTAGTTTACCTCCGATTCCTTCTACTATAGACAAAGATATATTAATTGATGTTGATGAAAATGCTAAGTTGACATTTTTAATCAATCAAGATTTTAATAATGAATTTGTTGCTATGTCTTTAAAAAATCAAGATGTTCATGTGATGAATAAACAAAGTATTGTACGAAACAGTGAGAGTTTGTTAAAAATAATATGAATTTCGGATACCTGTTAATAACTTCTAATAAAGGCTTAGTGAATTATAACAAATTGGCCTATGCATTAGCCTTGAGCATTAAAAATACTCAAAAAGAAGGTTTTGATCAAGTGTGTTTAATCACAGACGATACAGATTCGGCCAAGAATTTTACTTCTTCTTGGGTATTTAATTATATCATAGAAAACAAAGATTATACCGGCTGGACTGGTCGTAGTTACATGGATCAATTGTCTCCATTTGATTATACCGTTTGTTTAGATGTTGATATGTTATTTCTAAACGATTGTAGTCATTGGATTGAATATTTTATAGAAAATGTTGAACTGTATATCGCAGATAAAGCATTAACTTATAGAGGTGAACTTGTAACTAGCGATTATTATAGAAAAACATTTACTGCAAACAATTTACCTAATCTTTATAGTTATTATACTTTTTTTAAAAAAGATTCTAAAAAAGTAAATGAGTTTTTTAAATTACAAAGAGATATTTACAATTATCCAACTGAATTTTCAAATTTGTTTTTAAGTCAATACAAGCCTAAAGTTATGGGTACCGATGAATCATTTGCTTTGGCAGCAAAGCTTCTGGATTTAAACTTTCCTAAACTGGAATTTCCTAATGTTGTCCATATGAAAGGACAGGTACAGAATTGGCCTTGGCCTGCCGATGAGTGGACTAATCACGTTGGTTTTTATTTCAATAAAACAGGATTGAAAATCGGCAATTTTCAACAAAAAGATTTGATACACTATGTAAACAAAGACATTATCATAGATGAGATAATTAATATACTTGAGGAAACAGCATGGAAAAAGTAATTGATTTCGATGAATGGTACCTTAGTAATAAAACAGTTGAGGTTGAATACTGGGCTGTGTATGACCCGGACACCGGAAAAGTTCAAGGAGTTTACCCTAACTCATCAGCAGATGCATTTAAGCATAAAATAAAAATAGATAAGGACATCGGAGAAGCCATTGGCGATGGAAGAATATCATTGTTTAATTGTTACATTGACTTTGAATCAGACAGTTTAGAGATAGTTGAAGTACAATCTTTAATTAAAATTGATGATATATTGCATAGAATAATCGACAGTCGTTGGACCAACGTTCAAAATCCAGAATTAACAATTAAAGTAAAAAATGATATTGTAAATTTTTCATTATCAGAAATTGTTAAATCTAAAAAAAGAATTCATTATAGCGGCGATACCCTTATGAATTTTTACATAACAGCATATAATGATCCAAACGTGCTGTATGAAAAGATTACTATACAGTTAGACAAATTAATTACAGATGATATAACTTTTAAAATTAATAATTTGCCTATAAAATTTAGTATCTATACCAGACGAATTTTTAAAAAATATATTGTTATAAATGAGAACGATCGAATTTGATGTAATCTTTTTAAGTTACGATGAACCTAATGCAGATCTGCATTATGCAGATTTATGCAATAAAGTTCCTTGGGCAAAACGTGTTCACGGTGTAAAAGGATCAGATCATGCACACAAAGCCGCAGCAAAATTATCGGAGACAGATTGGTTTATTACAGTCGATGCCGACAATATTGTTGACCCAAGTTTTTTTAATATTGATTTAGATATGAGCGATCCTAAGATACAAGTCTATGGGTGGTGCGGGAGAAACGTAATAAATGGCTTAAGATATGGTAATGGTGGATTGAAAATTTGGAATAAAGATTTCGTTCTTAATATGAAAACTCACGAAAATTCTCAAAGTGATAGAGCTCAGGTAGACTTTTGTTGGGAAGAAGGATACCGTAATTTTCCTTTAAGTTTTAGCGAAAGTATTATAACCGGTTCACCATTTCAGGCCTGGCGCGCCGGATTTCGCGAAGGTGTAAAAATGACACTTCTCGATGGAGTAAAAGTTCCCCCACAAGAAATACAGCAACGAATTTGGTGGCATAATATTCATCGACTACGTATGTGGTCTACGGTAGGAAGTCATGAAGAAAACGGCATATATGCTGTTTATGGAGCGAGACTAGGTACTTGGCTGGCTAATTGTACAGACTGGAATTATGTTGAGGTAAGAGATTTTGAAATTTTAAGAGGAATATGGAATCAATACGGTCATCCTTATGAAGATGTCGCAGGTAGTGGCCTAATAGACGCCATTCAAGATCTCGGAGAAAAAATTAAATTAAATTTAGGTTTGGATTGGCCTTGGTTAAATTCTCAACAAAGCAAATATACATTAGATTTATATAATGAAACTATGAATCTAACCGATACTTATTTTAGGATGCCGGTGCCTGCCGATGTATGATATTTTTGTTGTATCTAAAACAAAGGTCCAGGATATATTTCTTAATAATATAAGAATTAAATACCCATCTGCTCAAAAAATAGATAATGTTGAAAACTTTGATCAGATTAAAAATAAAGCATTTACTAAAATGTTTTGGGTAATTTGGGACGATATACTATTAGATGATAATTTTGATTTAAATTCATATAAGGCTACAAAATGGGATGATCAATATATACATGTATTTTTAAATCATAGTAGTTTTGACGGATTAGGTTTATTTCCTAAATCAGCGCATATTAGCACGAAAGAGTTTAAACATAGATTTTATAATAATAAAAAACAAATTGATATAGTTGCTAGTAGACCAAAATCATTTGATATTTTTTATATAGAAACTTTTGAACAATATCAAGAAGCACTAAAAACTGCTTCAACTGAAATGTTTTGGGCTCTATCTTATAATATAAAAGTTAAAGATACATTTAATCTAAATTTTTATTTTAGCCATAACGATGTCTATAATAGAAATCAGAATCATGTCTTTATACACAGATTACCAGATAAAGATTTGTTTAATGGTGTCTTATTATTAAGTAAAAATAAAATTATTACTAAAAAAGAAATAGAATTTAGATTTCCAGTTGAAAGAAAAGAATGGAATATAGTTGCCAGTGAACCTGTTAAATACGACAGGTTTGTTATCAAAAATTTTGAAGATTATTTAGATGCATATGATAAAGCCAAAACAGAATTGTTTTGGATAATACCTGACGAAGTACAAGTCAACAAAGGTTTTAATTTTGATGTATATTTCAGTCACGACAATTATTATGATAGATCCATGCATCATGGATTTAAACATATTTTTAGGAATAATGAGACATACAATGGTATTACATTAGTTAGTAAAAAAAATAAGTTAACTAAAAAGGAAATAGATTTTAGATTCATTATAGAAAAAAAAGAATGGAATGTTATTGCAAGTTCTTTGAAACCATATGATATTGTGTTTATAAGTTTTAATGAAACAAATGCAAATACTAATTTTAAAATTTTACAAAATAAATTTCCTAGATCTAAAAGAATTCATGGTATTAAAGGAATTCATCAAGCGCACATTAAAGCTGCTGAACTTTCTGATACAGAAATGTTTTTTGTTGTAGACGGTGATGCTATTATTGAAAACGATTTCAAATTTGATTATGAAGTTCCAGTGTTTGAAAGAGACACTGTACACGTTTGGCGTAGTAAAAATCCAATAAACAATTTAGAATATGGTTATGGGGGAGTAAAATTATTACCTAAAAAACTAACTCTAGAAATGGATGTAAATTCGTCTGATATGACTACCAGTATATCTAAAAAATTTAAAATTATCCCAGAAATTTCAAATATTAGTGCATTTAACACAGATGAATTTTCAACCTGGCGCAGTGCATTTAGAGAATGTTGTAAATTGTCAAGTGAAATTATAGATCGTCAAGATACCTCAGAGTCTATTGAGCGTTTAGATATTTGGTGTAGTGTTGCGCAAGGTGATTATGCTGATTATGCTATACAAGGAGCAATAGCAGGCCGTAAGTATGGAGAGCAGAATAAAGGTAATTCAGAAGCATTAGTTAAAATAAACAATTTTGACTGGCTCAAGGAACAATTTGATGCAAGATAAAGCCAGAATTAAAAAGTTCATTCCTATAATGAATGAAATTTCACCTACTTTTTGTTTGGCAAAATGGCACCATACAACCATTTATTTGCAAACAGGAGAGACGCACAGTTGTTATCATCCCCCTCCTCATACTGTGCCGTTGGATGAAATAGTTTTAGATTCGAGTGCTCTACACAATACCAATCAAAAAAAATTAGAAAGACTATCTATGTTGAATGGAGAGAAACCTTCTGGGTGTAATTACTGCTGGAACATAGAAGCATTAGATGAAGATATTATAAGTGATAGAAAAGAAAGAAACGCCAGCATTTATACACCTGAAAGATTTCAGCAAATTAAAGAAGGAAATTGGGATCAAAATATAAATCCTCAATATATAGAAATTTCATTTGGCAACGAGTGTAATTTTAAATGCGGGTATTGTCATCCAAAACATTCAAGTAGTTACTACAAGGAAATTAAAGACCATGGGCCTTATTCAATGGTAAAAAATCATCGTAATGACATTGATTGGTTCAAAATTTATGAAGAAGAAGAAAATCCTTACGTTGACGCTTGGTGGCGCTGGTGGCCGGAAGTCCGTAAAACTCTAACGGTTTTACGTATCACTGGCGGAGAACCTTTATTGCAAAAAAGCACTTGGAAATTATTAGAAGATTTAGAAATTAATCCATTACCTAATCTTGAATTAAACATAAACAGTAATTTCGGGGTCAAACCGGTATTGATTGAACGATTAACAGAAAAAGTCAATAACTTAATTATTAATAATAAAATAAAAGATTTTAAAATTTTTACAAGTATGGATACTTGGGGTCCTCAAGCAGAATATATTAGAACAGGACTTAATATTGAAGTTTGGGAAAAAAACTTTGATATATATTTGACTAAAACAAATTTGCCTATAACATTTATGATTACATTTAATATATTAACTGTGCCTAATTTTACAAATTTGTTAGTTAAAATATTAGAATGGCGAAAAAAATATAACAATGATAATCAAAATAAATGGCAACGCATTAGATTTGATACCCCGTTTTTAAAAGAGCCGTTGCAATATGATATTAATATATTGCCTAAAGACGAATTTATGCCATATATGTATCAGCATTTAAATTTTATCAAAAATAATTTAGATGATAATGATCGATTTAAGTTCAGCGAATTAGAGTATGAAAAATTTTTACGAGTGGTAAAATATATGGAAACTGTAAATTATAATGACCAAAAGATTATCGAGGGAAGAAAAGATTTCTTTCAATGGTTTACAGAATATGATCGTAGGAGAGGAACAAATTTTGCTGAAACATTCCCTCATTTACAGTCCTTTTTAGAAATGTGTAAAACATATGGATAATAATAATTTTTGCGGACAGCCGTGGATTGGAATACACGCCTGGCCTGACGGATCTGTTTTTCCTTGTTGTATGTATGATTCTAGTATGCCTTTGGGTAATATTAATAAAGAAGATATACAAGATTTAGTAAACAATGAGAATTATACCAAGTTAAGACAGCAATTATTGAACAATGAAAAACCATTAGGTTGTCAACGTTGTTACAAATTAGAGGAGTCTGGAATTACAACTTTGCGACAATCTACCAGTCACACATTTAAAAAATATTTGACGCCTATCATTGAAAACAAACAGGAAACAATGAGTGACGTAAGATATTTAGATATACGTTTTAGTAATATATGTAATTTTAAATGTAGAACTTGTGGCCCCGAATTAAGCAGTAAGTGGGGACCAGAAATACCGTTGTTAAAAAATGAACCAGATCCCGGTATCATTCAAATACCACGTGAAAAGTTTTGGCAGTATTACGAACAGGCATTGGAAACAGCAGAAGAAATAGTTTTTGCCGGCGGGGAAGCACTTATGCAAGAGGAACATTATGCTGCCTTGAACAAATTAGTTGAATTAGAAAGATTTAACGTAAAGTTGTTATATACTACAAATTTAAGTACTTTAAAATATAAGCAAATTGATTTATTTGAACTTTGGAGTAAATTTAAGAAAGTAGAAATTTATGCTAGTCTCGATGCTTCATACGAAAGGGCTGAATATCTGCGCAAAGGGACAGTATGGAAAAATATTGTTGAAAACAGAAAAAAATTAAAACTGCTACCCGGTGTGCAATTTTATATAACACCTACCATAAGTCTTTTTAATGTTTGGCATTTTCCTGATTTTTATAAAGAATGGGTCCTTGAAGATCTTTTAGATCCTACGCATATTCGCCTTAACATTCTTACGCAACCACCTCGTCAACAGGCAAATGTGTTAGAAAATAAAGAAATTATTATTGATAAATGGAAAGATTTAATTTCTTGGATAGTACAACACATGAAAAACAAAGAAGCCAGTGATAGGTTAATAGGTCAATTTGAAAGTGTGATTAATTTTCTTGCCACTGAACCTGACCAAAAATTTAAATTAACTGAAAAATTTGGGTATGTTAATCAGTCAGTAGACAATATAAGAAATGAAGATTTGTATGAAGTTTTTCCTGAACTTAGGGATCATCTCAAAATACCATCTATGAGGTCAAAAACATTTTGTGTTTTTCCGTTTTTTAATCTAAATAGCAACACTGACGGAAGTGTTAAGTTATGTTGTAGTGTACGGGATAATTCTCATATTAAAAAATCTAACGGTTCTGATTTTAATTTAGGAAAAGATTCTTTAGAAGAAATTTGGAATAATGAGCATATGCAAAATGCTAGATGGAAAATGCTTATAGGGGAGGAGGTGGCCGACTGCAAAGATTGTTATAGACACGAAAAGTTATCGGGAAGTAGTAGCAGGACCGAATCAAACAAAAAATATCAAACCGATGAGAATATTATTAGGTCAGTAAATGATTTTTTAATCAGTTCTAACGTACCATTAAATCGACTTAATAGTTTAGAATTAAGGTTAGGAAACACTTGTAATTTATCTTGTAATTCTTGTTGGGGAGGCAGTAGTAGTAAGGTTAATGAAGAAAGACAACGAATTTTATCTAAAGAAACAGATAATAAGAAATACCAAGTAATGTGGGCGAGCGAAAATAATATTTCTTCTGCTATTAATAAATGGTTTAAAAACGAAGTATATATAGAAAATTTGAAAAAAGTTTCCGGTAATTTAAAAAGGATATATCTAACAGGCGGTGAACCTACACTTATCAAGGAAAATAGAGTATTATTAAAAGATCTAATAGATTCTAATAATACAGATTGTTTTGTTAGTTTTACAACCAACGGAACTACAGCAGAAAATGAATTGTTAGATTTAATGTCTCATTTTCCAAATAATGAAATACAGATTAGTTTAGACGGGGTTAGAGATGAAGGACATTATATAAGATATCCTTTAGATTGGGATGAGTTTGATACTAATTTTAATCTTATTTCTTCTTTGCCTAATATTAAAATTGTTGTTTATACTGTAATTAGTGCATACAATTTGTATTCCTTGCCGGAAATTTGGCACTATTTAGATCAAAAAGCAGAGCTCAGACCAGTCGGGTGGTATCCTATATTTCTAGATAATCCTAATTTTATGCGAACTAGTATATGGAGCAAAGAAATGCGAAAAGAGGCTGTATCTAAAATGCAAGAAGCAGTATTAACTTTGCGTAATTTAAGACGTTATGTAGGAGATGAGGTATTTCAAAAAATATACGAATATTATAATAGTGATGAATTGCAACTGGAAAAGATTCCTGAATTTTTAGAATTTAATAATTTGCTAGATAAACATAGAGGCACTAATTTTTCTACAACTTTTTTTGATATATCATGCCGAATCTAATCGCAATAAATCCTAAAGATAAACCATACGTTGCTATAACATGGCAAGTAAACAATTTCTGTAATTATAGATGTAGTTATTGCAATGAAGGAAATTGGAGTGGAACTTACACTAATGAAGATAGAATAGATGTGCTAATAGAAAATTTAAACAAAGTTATTACGCATTATCAAAATAACGGATATGTATATTTTAAATTTTACTTCAGCGGAGGAGAACCTACATTGTGGAAAGGATTAATTCCAGTATCTGAGTTTTTGAAAACAAAACTAGGTGACAACACTACTTTAGGAATTAACACTAATTTTAGTAGAAAGATATCTTGGTGGGAAAAAAACTATAAATTTTTTGATGACGTTGTAGCCAGTTATCATCCAGAATTTGCAAATAAAACAAATTATCTAGAAATCGCAGAATTTCTGCAAGATAAAATAAATTATCTATGTTTAAGAATGATGCTTTTAGAAGAAAAATTTGATCATATGCTAGACATAGGCAATGAGATTACTAACAAATTGAAAAATTTTAATTTAGAATGGGTACCGTTGTTAGATGAAATGAGCGTAGTAGCACAACCTTGGAAATACAAAGATCCTCGTATTACCAATTTTATTGAAAAAAATAACTTCGAATCTAAGATAACTACATATAAACCGCAAACAAAAGTCATTATAGCGTCTGTCGAAAAATATGATGATGGTACATCTAAAACTCTTAATAGTAATAGAATTATTGCAGAAAACAGAAATTTCTTTAAAGGTTGGAGATGTAAGGTAAATGAATCGATTTTTATTTCACCTAGTGGAACTATGAGGGCTGCTAGTTGCGGTCAAGGACCAATATTGGGAAATATATTTAATATTTTTGAATTGACATCAAGGGACGTAATTTGTCAAAAAGATTATTGTCATTGCGGTACTGATATTTTAATTACGAAAGAAAAATGACTAGAAAAAATTTTTGTCTGTATCCATTTGCAGCATTTAGTTTAGATAATGCAGGTAGACAACGCATATGTTGTAATAATCAAGGGTACGATAGATTAGAAAAAAATAAAGAATTCAATGATCCGGAGTTTGAAGTCTTAGAATCTTTTAATAATGATTTTCATAAAGAAATAAGAAAATATTTTATAGAAGACAAACAACATCCTACGTGTAAAAAATGTTGGGAAATAGAAAGTAGCGGGCAAATAAGTTGGAGACAATGGTTTAATAAAAGTTTTGAAGCACCGATGAATGAAGATTATTGGATTTCAAAATGCGAGTCAGACGGCACAATTAAGGAAGCAGAATTTTATTATTTGGATATTACATTCGGAAACAGATGTAATCTTAAATGCGTAATGTGTAATGGATTTAACAGTACATTGTTTTTAAAAGAACAACTAGATACTAAGCAAATAGCAATAGAACATTATGATAGAATGATGCAGTTAGATTGGTATCATGATGGAAGTTGTTTTGAAAAGTTATTTCCTTTTATTAATAAAGTTGAAAGAATACATATTATTGGTGGAGAACCGTTGATAATTGATCATCAACCGTTTTTACAAAAGTTTATCGATCTTGGAATCTCTAAAAATATAATGTTAAGTTATAATTCTAATCTTACCAGAACACCTAAAGAAATATTAGATTGTTGGAAAGAATTTAAACGTGTTTATTTGTGTGTGAGTGTTGATGCCTACGGTGAATTGAATGAATTCATTAGATACCCAATGAAATGGAACAAGTTAATAGATAATCTAGAAACTATTGATAAAGTAGCCAAAGAGCAGGGAAATATAAGTATACAGATACACGCAACATTCAGTTCATTGAACTGTGACAGAATCACAGAATTTTTAGATTGGCATAATGAGATATCTGCGAGATTAACATCAATTGAACCTCATCCTATGTTTAATTATGTTTATATTCCTAAGTATTTTGATCCCACTCATCTTCCCCAATCACTAAAAGATAAGATTTATGATGATTATATTAAGTGGGAATCTAAAAACTTAGAATATTTAAGCAAAGATGGAACTAGAGAAAGAATTGATATGTTAAAAAGTTATATTGAGAAAATGACCAGATCTCGTAGAAATGAAAAACTGTATCAAGAAGGTATAGATAAAATTTCTTTTTATGAAAAAATAAGAAATATTACCTTTCCTTCTAAAACAATGTTTTAGTTGAATCAGTAATATCTCTTTTTAATCTTTCTATATCAATTTTGAAATCAATTTTTTTAATTTCGTCTTTGTACTCATTTAAAGTGTTTAGAAGTTTTTCAGCAATACTTTCCGGGGCAGTATTTTTGAGTTGATCTTTAACATCAATTTGCCATACTCTACCATCATCAAAAGTTAAATCAATCATTTCTAGATATGCCACAGGCATGGTATTCATGTACAAATCTTCAAATACTTCTGGCCACTCTTTGACAAGATGTCTTGGCGGCCTAAACAACTGTTTAGGCATCTGCTACTTCTTTAGCCTTAACTGATTTTTTAACTGTAGGATCTAGTTCTTCTGCTTCTTTCCTTAATCTTGCAGCTTCTTTGTAAAGAGCATCTGCCTGGCTACGTAATCCCTTAGCGATATCTTTGTCAGAAAGGACTTCGTTAGACTTCGCTTGAATTTTAGTAGATTTTGGTTCACCAATGTCTCTGCCAACTTCATTAATGGAAGCAACATCTTCAATAGTAGCATCTGATTTCTTAGGAGCGCCTGATATAAAATTGCATAAATCATCAACTGCGCAGTTTTTCTGTTCTGCTATTAGAGAATTTAAAGAATGTAATGGAATATTATCATTAGGAGTTGGCGTCATTAGAACAGAATCCGTAGTTACTTTTTCTAATAATCCGTCGGCTCGCAGTGCCTGAAGCATTGGCCGTCCATCCGGAAAAGTTCTAGTAAACAATATTTCACCGAATTCAAATACATCCTGTGCCTGATCAGTTTCTACCACTTTCATAATAGCATCGTGGTACGTGTCTGATAATTGTGCCACTGGTATAACTAAAGCATAATTGGATTCTCCGGGGAGCGTCCTAAATGCAACTAAAACTTTCGCTCCCGATTTTATCATTCTACCAGTATGTTTTAGTGCTCTCATATTATTGTTCCTTTTTGCTAACTGCTTCTAAAAAAGCAGACAATTTATTGTATGTTTTGCCTACGACTTCTAATTCTGCTGCTTTGAATGCACCACGTTGTGAAGCGATTTCAATGATATTTCTTACAGCAGATAAATCTGTAATATTAAGATCTGGCCCTGCTGCTGGTTGCGGTGCTGCAGATTCTTGTACTGGGTTTTCTTCTTTTTGAACTTCGTCGGTCATTATTTTCTCCTTATATGAGGACAAGCGAGTATAAAATAAGTTATCTCTTTATGATCCTCGAAACCAGCAAATCTGGCTGTCTTGAGTTTACCGTCTTCTGCTACGTAAGGCAGAGATATCAAATAATATCTTCCTTTTAGATTAGCAGTGATCCAATCTTCAATAGACTGATCCAATGTATCCCAATCAAAATTGCTGATCATTATTTTAGAAAAATGTGGTGCAGCAGATGTAATTTTTCTGCTGTTTAGCACATCGAGGGCATTTAGATCTAACATAACGAATTTATTTACACTATAATAATATTAGAATGTTGATTCTTGACTTAATCTTTTGGCCATCGCCTTTGCTGATCCCATCTTCCTTATATCACCAGAAAACAAATATAATTCAAAGGCTGATTTTTCTGATAGAACTTTTATGTATCTTTTTTCCAAATGCCATGGACTTTCGAGGAATTGATCTAACCAAATTAATACCTGAGGCCCTATAATTAGATCTTTTGGCATTTCTATATTGTAAATTTTTATATCGGCATCTTGTTCAAGAAATTCTAAACATTGGTCAGTGATACGCAAACCGCCTTGTAATTTTTCTCTAGTGCTGTACCACCATCTTCCTCGATAATCCTTTATAGTTTTATCGTCAGTGGGTAAGCCGGCCGCCTTAAGAAATGTTTCAGTGTATCTATCTTTAGAGTCCATTGCTCATTTGAGTTCTTCGCCGCTGGTTAATTTATAAACAGAAAAATCTTTTGTTTTAAAAAGTTTGTTTAATTTTTTAGCGAGATTATGAGCGTGACCAGGATTACTAAAACTTACCTTCTTGTATTTAGGTCCCGGATAGTTAGCCAGCAGACTACCACTTTTTAAATTAAAAGGCTTGCCTTGGTAAAATACTGCCCAAATCGCCTCACTTTCTAAAATTTGTTCGACTTTGTAATTCTCTTTGTTTGCATATTCAAGAATTACATTAGGTTTTGGTCTGCTCATCTATATACGTATCCTAATAAACCACGTATATATTTATCAAATTTAAAACGTGCCCCCGTCAAACTTAACGTCTATTTTGGTAGTAGATTCGCGTATTTGTGACAGCATTTGATGTATTTCTTGAACAGTAGCACCTAACTTTGAGGTCAATATAGCCAATTCAGTTGACAGATCTCTAGCCTCTTGTATTGTAATGCGAATTTCTTTCTGTTGGCTTCTTTCTGCAATAGCCACTCTAGATATTATTTTTTCTATAGTAGGCAAAGTAGTTGGTAATTTATTTTGAGACATTTGATAAAACCTGTTTCATTTCTATATCAGTCTTGAATGGACCTTTGTATGGATACCTTTGAAGAGTAATCAATTTAGGACAAAATGATTTTACCCAACCTTTATCAAACTTAATAATATAATATCCTGCACAATATAAACTTTTACTGTCTTCACTTTTTGTAAACAGTGGCAATTTTCTTTTAACGTCGTAGAGTGGATTGTGCGGCTCAGCACTTGTGGAATAACCATGCACCTCGTTTGGCTGAGAAGTATCACTTTCTTTCACAATTTTTACAACAAAAAAATCTTTGCCAAATTGTTTTGTCAGACTTTCTTTGTTATCATAAATTTTAATTCCTAACTCGTTACTCATAACAAAACGATTGTCTTCGTTTTTTCTTAAAGTAGCAATTTTTTCTCCGTCTTGTTCGACGATCCAAAATTTGTTATCTATAATAGGTTTCGCATGAATCTCTGTCATAATGTGTACCTCGCGTTAAGTGGTTCTGCATAACTCTGTGCTTGTTCTGCAATTTTTTTCAAATCATATAAATTACAAAACTTAATTAATCTAATGCCTACTTGACTTATGTTTTTGTTTGCTTCTACTGCTAGAGATATAGTTTTTGCAATAATCTCTTTAATATGATCGGGTTGATGGCTTAAATCAATTAATCTCCGGTTTCTCTCATAGTCTTCCAGAACTCTGTGCTCTTTTCCTTCATGATCAACCCATCTCTGTAGCATGAGATTATTCCACGCAAATCCTTTGGTTTTACGATCTTCGAACGCTTCAGTAAGACCCACTTTTTTGCTTGTGCCTTTAGTACGCACACCCGGATACGCTGAGAAGACATTATCACTGGTATCACCACGCATACATTTTTCGAACAAGAGCCACTCTGGGTTGGGCGCAGGCTTAGGCTCTTTTGTTTTTTTGTCAATAACCGGTTTACCCTTGTCATCAAAAATTCCTTCGTGCGTTATAACATGTTCCATTACACCATTGTATTGTTTCACATTAGGCGCAATCAATTGAACAAAATCAGTATCTGTTGAAATAATAACGTGATTATCATTTGGATGACTTTGGATCCATCCTGCAATTAAATCGTCTGCTTCTAATTGTTCGTGGCGTAAAACTGTACAATTAGTTTTATCTGTAATAAATTCTTTAAAAGTATCAAAGGCTTCCCAAAAAACACGATCTTCTTCTTGTTCTCGTTCATTGAGAGCAGCACGAGTTTCTGCACGATTTCTCTTGTAGGGAGCATAGTAATCTTTGCGCCAAGATCTTCCTTCTAAGCAGAAAATAACGTGACTGCCGTTAAACTGCTGCCAAGCCTTTCTAATTGAATTTAGGGTAATATGAAAAGCCATGCCGAGTTTGATGTCAGCATCACCGTTAATTACGTGTCTTGCACGAAAAAAGGTATTAGCAGTATCAACTAATATGTAGGTCATAATCTAAATTTTCTAGAATTTCTTGGTTTATAAAAGGCATTGCTGTTAGATCCTGTACATTTTTAAGATTTGTTAATCTAATATCAAATGCAATACTCACTCTTTGATCTATGTTTGATTCAAAAAGAGAAGTGTAATGAGGTAAGCAGGTTGGGAAAATTGATAATGTACCTTTTTGATTGCTTACTGGCAATTCAACATTTACATCATAAGGGCATTGATAAATTGTTTTTGTTTGATAATTATCACACACAAAGTTACCGCTAAGATATACATCGTGACCTGCGCCGTGATGATGTTTCTCAATTTTTTGTTGGTCTCTAACAATATTAAACCAACACACAATTACAGTGTCTTTGATTTCTGCGTTGTCTTCCTTAACAAAATCTAAATATGATTTTCTAAAGAAAAATAATAAGTCATTCAGTTCTGGCAATTCTTTTGCAAAATTAAAAAGATTGTATCTGCCAAATCTACTTGTTACACTACTATTACCTAACCCAGTGCCACCATCAAAATTTACAGGATATTGTTTTATAAATCTTTGTTCATTGTCCAACAACCATTTTTTAATATTTTTAATTTGATTATTGCTATCTTTCCATCTTGTTACACCAATTGAAAAATCCCAAGACGGAGCATATTTTGTCATGGGTTTCAAACTTGACATTTTGTAAATCATAAGTTATTTTGTTTAACAGTCTTTATGTCTATATTACCGGTTTCAACAGGACCACCATAATCACCATCCACAACAACATTGGCGCAGAGTTCTCTAAACCAACGATCGACGATTTCTTCTTCTTTATCGCCTTCTAAACCATACCCTTCTTGTTTTAATTGTAACACAAAATACTCATTCCAGTCAAGTTCAAAAAATCCATTTCTAACATTATCCTTATTCACGTGAGTGTTCAATACGGCTACCCAGGGCTCTTTAAGTTTAGTAGCACGATCTTTTGGAGATAATTTGATTAATGCTTCTTGTTCTAAGGCAAGTTGTCTTTCCTTTTCTACGGCCACTAATTTGGCATTGGCTTCTGCCAAATCTTGTTCTGCTTTTTGGATAGATTCCTCAATCTTATCCAATCCCATTATTTTTTTAATAAACTTTTGCATTAAGTACCCCATTCATTTTTAAATAACGGAACTTGCAATCGATCCGAATATCTAAGACCGTTTTTCATTGCCAATTCTGCTACACGGCGATTATTTAATGTGTAAACACTTTCAACACCACCCACGGGCATTAGATAGACTGGACCAGTAAAACCATGCGCTCTATATATGTCTGCTGTTTCTATAGCTTCTTCTGCATCTTCTTCCGTAGCAATTACAAATTTAAGATATGTATGCCCATATTCTTCATATTCGCACACCACTTCAGGTTGTATGGCAATATGTCTTTCTTCGCCTGAACAACTTAATTTAGCACTTACACTGAACGTAATTTCTCTCCAAAAGTCATAATCGTGATGACTTTTCCATTTATGAAGATATGAAGCGAATTCTGGTGTTAACTTTTGTGAGCCATTTGTTTCAAATGTTATTTCTTTCAGATTTTGCATTTTAGGATTGTTCAACATTTCAGGATAAAGATTTTGCCACTTGAGTAATGGCTCACCTCCTGTAATCACTAAATGCTCTTCCCTCCATTCATTAAATGGAAGTACACTCATTATCTTTTCGACAATTTCATCAGGAGAATAAAATGGAGAAAGATGTTTAAATGAAGGATGCCAAGAAGCATAACTATCACACCCTGTTGATACCAAAGGTAATTCTTCATATGTCTGATATAGATGTACTTTTTGTGCAACATTGTCTGCCTCGATGCTTATCTCGCCTTTTGGCAGTCCAAAACCGGCACATTTAAAGTTGCAACCAAAGGTTCGCATAAAAACGGAAGGGACACCCATATAGCGTCCTTCACCTTGTATACTGTAAAATAGTTCTGATAGTTTAATTTTTTCCATGTCTTATTATACCACTTTTTACAAAGGTTGTCAAATCTTCTTTTATTAATTGATAACTGCCATCACCTTGGTCAAGCCAATGTAAATGATCTCCCTCTTTCCAACCTGATTCCGCTAACAGATCAGGAGGAAATTTTATTATACTATCTCCGGTCGATTCGTCAGTTTCAATATTCAAAATCCATTTCTTCATGCTCTATGTTTTTCTCTTTCTAATTCAATTTCTCTTCTTAACTTCCTACATTCTTCTTTTACTTTGGTTGGTATGTCTGGATGCCATTCTGCCATGCCGCAGTCATAAACTTTTGATTGATGTTTGCCAAAGTCACTGAACAATAAAATTATCATTGCTGCTAATGCAGCCAGCATCACAATGTATCTATCTCTCATAAATCTTCACTGATTAACAATTTGCACATAAAGGCATCTTTTTCATTATTGAAATGAAATTTCATTGAATCTGTACTTATTTCCGTCTGATATTTTTCTCCTGGTAAGCCAAAAACTTCCATAATATTGGCGCAGGTTTCATTCCACCACGTATTACTTTGATTTTCCCATAATACAACCACTGTGTTATTTTTCATTTATGTGATCCATGATTTTATCATAGATAATTTTATTACCGTTTATTGTGTAATGGTTAATAGTTCCGCGTTCTTTTTTCCAAAGATCAGAAAAATCTATGTTATCTAATTCAATCGATAAATCTCTAGTAATATCTATATGAGTAAGACTAAGATAAGGTTTATTACCTATAACTTCTAATATTTTTTGTCTTAGAAGTTTGTAAATCTCAATTTGATATTCGTCGTCGTAATGATACTTAAAATATCCTTGAGCGGCTTTGAGACTATTGTTAAACCAACTGTTTCTTTCCATTACATCTTTTGCCAGCAAATCACAATCTTTATGAAAACCAATTTTATGTATAGGATGTACTGGAGTATAAACTCTGCTAGGGCTAGTATGACTTACTATTATTAAATCATATTTTCCAAGATCCGCAGTTTGTATTTGTTTAAGTATTTTGTATTCTCCGCAGCCTGCCTGTGCTACGTTGGTGACATTATGTTTATGCGCTAAAAGATCAACCCAACCTTGCCTTGCAAAAGGCCATTTAGCAGCAAAACTATCTCCTGCAATTAAAATATTAATCATAAAGTTTTTAGCCAGGGTAGATATTTAGTTGCTATTAAAGTATGGTATTCCTTATTATAGTGTTCTTGATCTTCTAAGTAATATCTGGTATGATCTACGTGCTTTTCTTTGAAAAATCCTTCAACTGCTTTTCTAGTCAATATGGTTGATTTTAATGTCCCATAGTATTCAAAAGTCTGAGGATATCTTAATCTATCTGTAACATTGAATAGATAAAGTTTTGCGCCTCTTTCGTTACACATACGATCCCAGGTAAAGACATTAAGCAGAAAATCTCTTTTTTCGATAAAGGTATTAAGATCAAAAAATAATTTTATCTGCATAAAATTATGTTCTCTAATATTGGGAGTTTTTAATCCATTTTGCGGATCTAAATCTAGACCTGGAAAAGTATTATAATCATCACTCAACGCCTTGTTGAATAATTGAAGATTATCATCTTTAATTGTTAGATCGCAATAACGATCTATGAAACCATTCGAACTAGGCATCTTGGTAGTAAAATGATTTACAGGAATAAC